GGTGGAACCTTGGGGTTCTCTAAATCTAACCACCAAGTCCCCAAGTTAGAATACGAACGGCGCAAGCGTTATAAAGATTATGAGAAGATGGATGAGTACCCAGAAATTGGGTCCGCCATGGATATCTATGCAGACGATGCTACCCAAGAGCACATAGACGGGGACATTATAACAGTAGAAGTTGATAGTCCTAAATTAAAAAACATGGTTAAGGAGTTTATTGCAGAAACTAAACTCAACGAATACATTTGGGATATCGCTAGAAATGTATGCAAGTATGGTGATTGCTTCGTAGAAAACATTATTGACCTCAATAATCCTGAAGCTGGCATCCAACGATTGAAAATTTTGAACCCTGGCTTTGTTCTGCGTCAAGAGGATAAATTTGGATATTTGAAGGGGTTTGAGCAGGAAGTTCCAAAAACCCTTCACGCGCCTACTCCTGAATTTGGAAGTACTGAGCGCCAACAGAAGATAAAATTAGAACCAACCCAGCTTGTACACTTTAGGGTTTATACCTCTGATCCGAATTACTATCCTTACGGTAAGTCGTTACTAGCTCCGGCTGTGCGTTCTTGGCAGTCTCTACGCTGGATGGAAGAGGCGATGTTAATCTATCGTTTGCACAGAGCACCTGAGCGTAGAATTTTCTATGTAGAGACTGGAAATCTACCTACCGCTCGCGTGGAAGTGTTCATGGAGCGTATTAAGGCTAAATTAAAGAAAGAGAAATTCTTTAATCAGGATTCGTTCAATACTGACGAGCGGTTTAATCCAATTTCCGCCGAGGAAGACTTCTTTATTCCGTGGCGCAACGGGCAAGGTACTAAGGTAGAAACTTTGCCAGGAGCACAAAATTTGGGAGATATTGACGATGTTCGTTACTTCCGTGATAAAGTGCTTGCTGCCCTTAAAGTACCAAAAGATTTTATCGTAGAGAAAGATAAATCCCCAGAACGCAAAGCGAACTTGTCGCAATTAGATGCTAAGTTCGCAAAGGCTGTATTGCGGGTTCAACGCGATATTGAAGTCGGCATCACAACTCTTGTGGATCGTCACTTGCAGTTCCGTGGTGTACACGCAGATCTTCGTAAATCTGTTAAAATTAAACTAGCTCCAACTTCTGATTTAAATGAGAAACGAAAATTAGAAATTGCAGAACAGCAAGCCAGAGTAGTTCAGGCTGTACAAGGTCTAGAACTGTTCTCCAAAGAATACCTCTTAAAAATCTACTTCAAACTCAGTGAGTCGGAAATTGCTGAGATCAACCGTCAACGGGAGAATGAACAAAGTGAAGAGAGTGACGCTGCTACGGCATTGGGTGGTGGACAACCTCCTATGCCTGGAATGCCCGCGCCTGGAATGCCAGGTATGCCTCCTGGGGCACCAGGTGAAGGGCTGCCAAATGAACAGGGTAATGTACCTCCCAAAGAGGAACCCCGTTAAATGAAATATTACTCCCAGATAGGACAAGATAAGTGGGTTTGTGAAACTTTAAACTTTAAAAAAAGAGGAACTTGGGTTGATATAGGCTGTGACCGACCAATAGCAATAAATAATACTTATGCCTTAGAGACTGAACTTGATTGGAGTGGTTTGTCCGTAGATATTAACCAAAAATCTATTGATGAGTGGGAGGGCAAACGGTCTACGGCGGGGCTTCTTTGCGCTAATGCTTTAAAGATTGATTACGCGCAATGGTTTGAGGATAATAACTTGCCTGTGGTTGTAGACTATTTATCGCTAGATTTGGAACCCCCTACATTAACTCTTGAAGTTTTATACAAGATTCCTTTTGACAAGTATAAGTTTAAATGTATAACTTACGAAACTGACGCATATCGAAATTTAGGAACCCAGGAGCCTTCTAGAGCTTACTTATTATCAAAAGGGTATGTGCTGGTTCGTGGGAGCCAGCAAGACGATTTCTGGGTGTACGGAGAGGAACCCAAGTAAAAGTTAAAATTATCCATTCGTATTTTGCTATATATTATTAGAAAACCGTAACCTTTCGCTTATGCTTCCTAAACATCTTTTTGAAAACCGGACCAAACATTTTGCTCGTCTGTCGGAAGCGGCTGATTATATTGGTCGTCGCCTTCGTCAGAACCTAATTATCTACGATATGGATAGTAAGGAGAACAAAGTTACTTTTGTAACCGAGAAACAAAACTTTATTCGGTGTGACTATGAGTTCATAAAGGGAAATCTAACTCTCTCTAAATTCATTGTGGAGTCTTTGGACGAGGTTATGTCAGATGAAGCGGTGGACAAGCAAGTCTCCGTAGAAATTTCTAGTTTTATAGATTCTCTACAGACTGATAACTACACTGACGCTGAGCATACTTTTTCTAATTTAATTGAGTCTTTTGAGACACGCGCAAAAATAGAAGACGCCCGCAAGAAACTTGTCCGTAAAATTGAAAAATTTGGCGAGGCGTACAATATCCGCGAAACGAAAAGCTTTAAGAAGTTTATTGAGGTATTCCCTTTGTTTGTAAACTTCTTGAAGGAGAACAAAAAGGAAATTGAGAATAGCGATATGCTCGCAGAAAGTCTTAGGCTTTGTGTGACAGTTGAGCAGGTGTATAATCTACCACCTCTAAAGCAGAGCAACCTAGCAGAGTCTGTTATTGTTATTCCTAACAATTTCAACAAAACCCTGTACGAAATCATTTGCAACAATGAGCTTATTAAGCATGAGCTTATTGAGAGCAAAACTTCATTCTCAAAAATGTGGGTTAACAACGAGGATATCTCCCGTCTGGCATCCAACATCTTTTCCACTGACTCCAAAATCAAAACAGCTCTAAAAGAATGTGTAGTTAAAATACCCTATCTTGCTCTTGCGACAAAAGTAGAACTGGAAACTCTTTTTGAGTCTGTTTTCAGCATGTCTAATCCCGGTACAATTTCGCCCAAGGATATTTCTGTCTTCATTTCTCAGATATTTGAATTCAAGAAGCCTTTAAAAGCCGTTGTTATAAAAACTCTAAACGAGGAGTATGGTGTGAATGTTCAAAGTTTGAAATTCGTACCTTCCTTCCGTGGACTTGCAGAGGCACAGGCTGAAATCTTTACAACTATTAGCGATATGTGCGACGAAGGTATTCTTCGTGATGTTTTAGTTGAGTTCGCTCAAAAACTAACATCGAAAGGTGGAGTTCAAGTCCTTGATGTGTGCAATCTTCTTGCAGAAGCTTTGCGCCGAGGCGATGTTGAGATTGTACCAAGTAAAACTGGCTATCTCAATGGCTCTGTCTTTAAAGACTTAGGTGAATTCATCAAAGAAGCTGGTCTGTATGGTGATGAGGATACTCTGTCCAATACAGATGGCAAGAAGAACGACCGTAAACTAACTAAAAAGAAGAAAGTTGATATGGGTGATGAGGGTGACGGGGAAGATGAAGAAGGGAAAGGCACAAAAGGAAAGAAGAACCCATTTAAAAAGAAGGGTTCAGAGGATGAAGGCGATGAAGGGGACAGCGAAGACGATGAAAAAGGAAAGAAAAACCCCTTCCAGAAAAAAGGTGGAAAACCTGGGGATAAAAAAGCCTCTGATGAAAAAGATCCTAACGCAAAAGAAGAAAAGGGCGATAAAAAGAAGCCCGCGTTTCTCAAAAAAGAGGGTCTAGCAGCTAAAGAAATGGAAACAGACGAAAACGAAGGCAATGAGATTGAGGAAGATGAAGACGAGGATGGTCTAGAGGAGGGGGAACCCACCGTGGCCGATCTTGAGGCTCAAAATCTAGAGTTTACTCAACTCTTTTCTAAAATTGCAGGCGTTCTAGACCAAATGGACTTGAATCTTCCAGAAGAAGAGGAAGATGATCTCGCAGTGGGTGGGGAAGAAGGGGATGAACTCTAATCTACAAGGTATCCTTGTTTAATCCACGCGTAAAGATTTGAATTAACCGAGCCACGGAACATCATAAGTTCCATTACAAGGTTATCCAATTCTCTAAGCATAGATTCATCCACCAGATTCTTTTTTTCCAGCTCTTCTAAGCGCTGTCCCATTATATGCAGGCGATCCCGCATTTCAGGGTTAAGCTTATTTAAATTCTTGTCTTCTTGTTTGGAGTTTTTCATTTTAATACAGTGAAACCATGGGATTTATACATAATAGCCCGTTTTTTTGCGTGCTGCCCGATATATGGACCTTCGTCAAGAAAATCATAAATATATACATCAGTTTTAGTGTGGTGTACGCGCAAAGATCGCCCCATGGCTTGAATAGTCGCTATCTCTGATTTTAAACCACGGGCGTTTATGTAATGTGTGATTTCTGGGATGTCAATTCCAGTTTGCATTACCACTGTGCCTATTATTACGCCGTGCGTCTGTGAAACAAACTTATCTATTTGTGCTTGTCTATCCGTAATTATGTCAGCGCCTTCTATTGTTAGCGCCAACGGGTACAGTTCCTTTAGTATTTTTACATGCTTCAGATCTTTTACTAAAATAAGTGTTTTTGAAGATGCGTTTTCTGCTTGAATTTTTTCAATGATCTTCAAAACCGTTCTATTTCTCTTATCATTGAAAACAATAAACTTGTCGTAGGTTTCCGGGTAAGTAAGCTCCATATCCGCTAAAGTTAACTTATTCTCAATTTTAATCAAATTAATAGTTGGTGGAGTTAAAAATCCTAAAGCCATTAACTCTTCGGTCGATACATCATCTAAAACTGGCCCAAGGTTTGATACTAAATTTAGTTTTTTGTACTTGTCTTTGGGGACGGTAGCCGTCATTCCTATTCTGTACTCCGCGAAAGGGAAAGACTTCAAAGCCGCTGTTGTCAGTTTACCCATGGAGAATTCATGTACTTCGTCAAAAATAATAAATTCAGCCGTTTGTACATGGCTATCTATTATTTTTGATACAGACTGAATAGTGCAAAGAGTAATCGGTTTAATGTCCGTACCGTCACCACAAACGCGACCAACATCAAAGCCCAGGCTAGTAAGATACTCATATGTTTGATATAGTAGTTGTTTCTTTGTAAAAAAGATTAAGCCTCTCATGTCGGACAGAGAATTTAAAATACCAGCTAATACTAGTGTTTTTCCAGATCCGGTCGGTGCCTGCACGATGCTTCCGCGCCTCTCCAAGACCTTATCTATCAGCGCGGTCTGGTATGCCCTTAAAGTTACTCCAGGCGGGGAGAATGGTCGGCTGCTCGCTGTGAAGCGAGAATCCTCTACTGTGTAGGTCAGCCCTAGATAATCTAGGTCGTCGGTGATATATTTGGATAGACCAGCTCCAAACTTACATGTTTCTTCGTTGAAGAAGTATTTATACCCATCCCACCTGTGCTGTTTATACGCCTGCGCGTATTCATACCCAGGCATGCGGGCACGATATTTTTTAGATAAAGCTTTAAGGAGTTTGTCGTCATCTGTCTCCATTACAGCATCTTTATTAGAAATATAAATTTTTATCATCAGCCTCACTATTATAGTAAGGAACCCTTCCATGTCACAAAAAACTTTAATCGAACTCGCTCAAGAATATGCTCAAGAGAAAGGATTAGATCCTTCCTCCGTCTCCATGCCTGAACCAAATGCCAAACCCAAGAATGTCTTAGACCAATCAATTGAAGATGCTTTGGCCATTCTTCTAAAAAATGTACCACAGGGGGAGTCTTGGCTTGAAGTTGAACTGCCATCGCGTGGAAAGTCGTACAAGGACGGCACTGATCGAGTGCAATTGACTCCATTCAAGTATGAGCAGGAAAGAAAACTTCGAACTGCTTCAACTAATGCAGGTGTTTCCAAAGTGATTAAATCTTTATTTGGCGACTGCATGAGGGGTATTGACTACGACTCTCTAACCTTGGCAGACAAAAACTATATTTTGTTTATGCTTCGAAAGATATCCTATGGCGACAAGTATGAATTTGAGGTGGATTGCCCTTCTTGCCATCAGGGTAATAAGCTTAATGTCAACATCAGTGATTTCATTGTGAAGTACGCTGATGATGATTTTGTTGAGCCGATAAAAGTGACACTCCCAGACTCTAAAATTGAAGTTTCTTTTGTGTCGCCCAGGTGCTCCCACGAACAACTTTTCGAAACAACGGAGTCAGCCATTGATAATATCCCAAAACTTATATTGTCAGTTGGACCATACAAAGAACAAAGGGTAATACGGGCATTTTTACAGAAAACAACTTTAAGGGACTTTGCCTTCCTGCGCGATAAAGTGTTCCACAACTGGTATGGTTTAGTTACGCGCTTCAAATTTGATTGCCTCGCCTGTCAAAAGCTGCAAGACATAGAGCTACCGATAACAGCTGGTTTTTTTACAGCGAGCTAGAGGTTAGGTTTGAATCTCTAGCTCAAGAAGCCTATTTCTTGGTGCATCATTTAGGGTTTACTTTTCACGATGTTCTTTCTCTAACGGGGGAGGAGAGAACGACATTCCTGTCTGCCTATATAAAGGAGAAGCAGGAAGAGAAAGAACAAATTGATCGCGCTCGTAATGCTAAATAATAGATATGGCTAAATTTAACAGAACAGTTGTTATTGAACGAAATAGAAAGCCCACACCTCTAACCCCAACCAAGTTAGATTTCTATTTTATCAAGGATGGAGTATACCAAGACCCTTATCAGGTCTGTTCTGTCCATGTGTTTGCGGACACACAATATGGTACCGCAGATCAATATTTAAATTTAAGCGCAGGAGCTACAAATTATGGTCTCGTTAGTTCCGTCCGTGGGTTAGTTCCAAAACCAGGGGTTCTAAAAGCGCGGTTCCAGAATATAAATACTACTTGGACCGGACCAGATGCAGGCATTGCGGCTTGCCCAGTTCAAAGTGATTACAAAGGAGTTGACCAAAGCTTTAACATTTTTAAAGTTAAAGATGGTCACTTCGCTGTTATCCTTACTCCTGGTGGGTATTACTGGACTTGGGGTGGTGGGGTTGATGGTGCCCCTTATACGGGGGCAGATGCTTTAATTAATGCTGATGCTTTTTGGCCAACAACTACAACTATTGACCCTGTTGAACCACCTTTCAATAGTGATCCTGAAGTAGAGCTAGGTCCGTTTGGAGGTGCTTTTGGTGGTGGTTTCCCAGGTGGTGCCCCAAACAATAGCATATCAACTGCCTATTTCCAAACCTGCTCCGGGACAGGAAACAATATTGATATTTGGACTGTTGTAGATGTTATTGGAAGTAAAGCCCAGTGCTACATTAATACCTTCCGACTTGACCACGCGCAAGTTCAAGTGGTCACTGAACCACTTCAAATATCAACAAAGAATGAGTTGGTTACACGGTACATTGAAGTTGGTTCAAAACAGCAGATAAGAATCAAAGTGTTCTTTACCGTTGATAATGAGGGTGTTAGGGCTCATGTGCGGAATCTTCTTGAGAGTGGATCTCTTGTAACCGAACCCTCCTTTAGGATTTTCAAACTGAACGATAGTCCTGAGTTTACAAACCGAGTCTTGATTAAAGACTTTGATGATACTGAGGATAACACTGTCCTAACATCAGATAACACACTATCGTACAATTTTGACACTAAAAGTATTACCCCGAAATACTCGGATGATATCTTAGGTGGGTCCAGAGGAGTGTATGAAGTGCAGGCGAGATATACTGTGGTAGAACAAACATTTTACACTCCGAAGTTTAAGATAATTGTTCGATAATATTGGCGTCCCAGGTATAGGCTTTTATGTTGCTTTTGACCCATGCCTTAAGAACATTTTTATCTGTGCAGAAGAAGTCATTCCAGTCTTTAAAAGAAGGTGGACATTTCAGTATGCCTATTTTATTGCTTCGCATAAGAAGTAACTGTGATCGAGATTGCTTCGCGCCCATACGACCTGCTTCGTCATTGTCATAGGCGATAACAACATTCTTTCCTTTTATCTCTTTCGCTTGTGCTATTGATAAATGGCACCCGTGAGTGCAAGTAGCATTAAATCCAACGGCTTGTAAAGACATGGCGTCCATGACACCCTCCGTTAAAATCACATAATTTTTCTCCTTGTTATAAGGGTAAAGAATGTTAGAAGATTTAATACCATTCTCGCTAACCTTGGGGTTTAGATACCGTGGCTCTTGGTCATTTAGTGCCCGCGCCTGATAGTAGAAAAACTCCTCATTGTCATAGTACGGGATTATCAGCCGCGAGAATGTTCTCCCTTTCACACCAACAAAGAATGGATGCTTATTGAACCCCCTAGAGATTGCATATTTCGCTGCCAATCGTTTAACTAGTAAGGGTGAAGTAAGATCTCTGTCTGGTAGAACCAATTTCCAATTTTTCATTTCTTCTTTGATAGAGTCCACAACAACTATCGGCTGCTCGACCTGCTTTGTATCCAACTCAAACAAAATCCCAGTAGAGTTGAATATTGTTTTTCTTATTAATAGTGCTGCTTGCTTGTAGGAGATATTCTCAATGTGCGCCACTAACTGATAGAAGTTCCCGGTCTCTCCTGCTTTAAAATCAATCCAAAATCCAGTATTTAAGTTGATGTATAATTTTTTTTTGTAATCAGATACAAAAATAGAGTTCACTCTAAATTCTTTTGAGTCCGTTATCAAACTTTCATTGAACTTGGACTCCAAATAGTCTCTAATAATCTTAGGTGGCAGCGCAATGTTCATAAATAGAGTCTCGGCTAGTAAGGTTAAAGTCTATCAGGAATGCCCCTTGAAGTATAAATTCAAGTATGTGGACTTCCTTGAGGATCCCGGATCCGACGCCACACAGTTCGGGCAGTACATCCACAAGATATTTGAGGATGGGGTAGAACATACCACTCAAAAACCACTACTTGAGATTGCAAAAAAACTAAAAGATACCTATACTTTTGATGCGGCGCGTGGCGCTAAGACTTCAATTTGCATATCCAACTTCATTAAGTTTAATAAGTCCTTAATGAGTGCAACCACGGTTTCCACGGAACAAAAATTCCTAGTTAAGGTAACCAAAGACTTAACAATAAATGGAATCATAGATAGGATTGTTAAAGGTAATGATGGTGGGTACTTGGTTATTGACTACAAGACATCTAAACGCCCATCTTCAAAACGAGATTTGATGACCGATCCGCAAATGATGATGTATGCTATCGCAGTGCATCACCTATACAAAGTTCCTTTCGAGAAGATTACTTTGATGCATTTTTATCCGCACTTGGATAAAATTGTCACTATTCAATACCCCAAAATCACATTACAGGGTTGCATTCGCAAACTCACTAAGATGGTCTGGGAAGTCCGCAAGAAAAAAAAAGACGAGTTCGTCGCAAGAAGTAACATGTTTTGTGGTTGGTGCGCTTACCAAGCGTTATGCCCCATTATGGGTGGCGGAAACCACATTGAGCTTTACAACGAAGAAATTAGCAAAAAGCGGATTGCTAGAAAACTAAAAGAAAGCAAGGCTAAACTAGAGCCTTTTACAGTTTAAGCTTTTTCTTTTGTAGTATAAATTTCTTATCTTCGTATATCAACGGGTAATAGATTTCTACTTCTATTGCTTTGAAAAAATCAAATACTTCTATTGGGGAATACCCGTGTTTCTTTATGAACAGCGACAGTATAGACGACAGCTTTATTGCCTTCGTAGATTTAAATCCCTGTAGAATCCTATCTTGAAAAATGTCGATGAAGTTTGAACTAAACCGATGTCTCCATTTTTCTTTGAACTGTAGGGATAAGCAATAGTTTATCTGATCCAGTAGTTCACTTAGGGCTAAGTCATCAGTCATAAAGAAAAGAAAAACAAGAATCAAGAACAAGCATTAACTAGCTCAAACTTAAATATAATATATATTAAGAGTCCCGATGGCAACCACAATAAAAAAATTATTTCAGGGTTTTTTTCTAAAACTCAAGTTTCTGGTCCCTTTCCTCAAAACACCGCTTGAAGTTATCCCTAATTCCCCAGATTATGATTTTGGATCATTAGCAGTGTTCAGATATAGTGCTCCTCTGGCTACTGACCCTTCTCCCTTTATTTTGTTTGTGAACCCTAATTGGTTCTCCAAGGATGGTCAGCTGTACATAACTGGTATTGCTCTGCACAAACTAGATGTCAGAAGTAGGTATAAAATTATAAAAACAGCTGGAAAACTCAAACCAGGGGCTATCTCGTATAAGAGCCTTGCCAAGCTAACCCAACTAAACTTAGGAGGTGTCGTCAGAACCTATAATACAAAGTATATTTCCGGGCTACATATAATAGGGGTTAGTAAGGAAATACTATAATGGCAGCTAAAACGAAAGACATAAGCAACGCAGAGCTTTTAAGGGCTATTGCCAATAGCAAAAAAGAGATGGAGAAGCTGCGGTCAGCAATCCCCCTACTAACTCTTGCTGTTACCTCTCTAAGAGGTGTGCTTTTTGACGGAATGAAATCCGCAGTTCGTAGCCAACATGCATTAGTAACCACGCTTTCGCAATTTAATCTAGCAACCGAAAAAAATATTACAGCTGCTGCTAGAATGGGTGTAGAGACTGGTGCATCGCTTGAACAAACAATTTCCGCGTGGCAAGACGCTGCAACAATAGGACAGTCAGCATTAAAAACTGACTCAATAAAACTCTCCACGCAATTTAAGAAGCTTGGATTAGATAATATTGCCTATATGTCGTTTGTTAGGGAGAATACAGAAGCCCTTGGCTTATCACATGAATCTTCTATACAATTGGCAAAAACTGTTGCCGGGACTAACATTGCAAATAAAAATGCTTCTGATTCTCTTGTTAATGCGCTTCTTGCTGTTAAAGTTAAGACTCGTCAGGCTGGTGTAGAACTTGGACCGGAGTTTGCTGCGAATGTCTCGCGTGCGCGAATGAGTTTAATCAACAAAAACAGCGAATTGTCTGTTGAAATTGCAGAGTTGATATCCAGTTTGACCACGGGAACAGAAGGTTTAGTTCTTGCTGCTCAGGCGGGGGTTCAATTTACTGGAAGAGAGTCTTCAGTTGAAGTAAATAGAAAATTGTTTCAGGCTATTTCGAACATAGCCGCTATGCTGCCATCGTCAGGTCAAGGCAACCAACCAGCTTTCCAAGCTATCGCGGATGTTCTTGGTATTTCTATAGATTCTTTGAATGCCCTACAAAGAGTTGTTGCGGGTGGTATTGGCGACCTTAATGACAAAGCCGTGAAGGACGCAAGTGATTCGGTTTCTTTGCTCTCTTTACAGCAAAAAATGTCTACTATAGCAATAGGCATTCAATTAAAACTTCTTACGGCTGCTAGTATGGCGTCTGTGTGGTTAGAGGGTATTTTTAACTCTCTCCAAAAAAGTCTGGACACAGGTGGTACTGGGAATATTGTTGGAGGGTTAGCCGTTGGGCTAGCGGCAGCTAAAATAGCTACAGCAATTCCCATCCCCTGGGTAAAAGTTGTTGGTATCGTTGCTTCAACGGCGCTTGGTGTTTATGTCGCCAGCCGCTTAGCTAAAGCATCAAAAGAAATGGCGTCACTTGCTGGTACTAATAAAGAGGATTCTGGAGTAGCCGATCTGACTGAACAATTAGCTGATATCAATAAACAGACTAAAGAAATTGAAATCTCCTCCAAAACAACTGCGGCTAACACCTCAAAATCTATAGTTGCAAAACTCGACCAACTTAACAGTACTTTTGCGCGTAGTTTGCAATACGCTTCCAATTTAGTTCTATTGGGGGAGGAGGCTAATAATATGGGCGTTGCATCTCTACGACTAGCTACATACGGTACTATCAAACCATAACCATGAGTTTCCTCAACGAACACGGAAAACAACTTGAGTACGCCATAATGGGCGCGTTTTACGCAAAAGAACTATATGACAAGTTCTTTCCAGCAGGACCACCAGACGAGAGTGGATCCCTATTTCGTCTCGGTTTTAATAGCGCTTTAGAAAATCGGGGGGGGTTAAGATTTAATTACCCATTTCATATTTTTGGGGACAGAGAGACAAAAAGTGTTGCGTGGCTACCTTTCTTTGAAAACCCTTCAATATCTGAATCAAGAAAGGCTAGGTATGCATCCCAACCTATTTTTGGACGGAATGAGCCAGTGCGGTTGTTCACTGGAAGTGAGGCTAGGGAGTTTAAAGTTGAATTTTATTACACCCCAGTTCATATGATGTATCTGCTACCAACAGCTACCATTATTGATCTTATCACAAAAGGAACAGTAGTTGGTGGTTGGAATGTTGGACCCACCCTTAAAGAAATTAACTCTATTAAGGAGTATGTGTTTGATGTTGTCGCCCGTGATGTTCGCGCCTACCCGGAACAACCATTAACAGGGGACACAGAAAGCAACCCACAAAGCCGAGATTTTGTAGAGATGTCTAAACGATCAAGCGTTTTTGATGGTCCTGGTGCTTATGGTAATTACCAAATGGCTTCTCAGGAGGACTCCACCTTTAACTATCTACTTTCGTATGTGATGCACGCGCAGCAAAGATGGGTAGATATTCAAGCCGTTGTTTTGTATTTCATCAACCATATACGAAGTTCCGTAATTGGGAGTAAGAGGTTTTCGAAAGGTCCACCTATCGTTGAGTTAAAATTTGGTGCTTTGTATGATTTTTCACCTAGCGTCGTATTAGACTACAAGATTGAGCCGATGGAAGATGCTGGGTATGATTTAAAATCATTAATACCAAACAGAGTTAAAGTTATGATGACTTTACAGGAAATACGCAATGTCCACGGTAATCAGTTTGGTGACCCTTCGGTTACTGGCGACTTGCCTGGGTGGGACTCAATTATGGAACTGGGGCGTATTGACCCGCTTCCAGGAGACCGAGCAAGTGACACACGCAACCCTGGATTTTGGACCTCTTAATCACCGCATAACCTATGGCTAAAGACCGCAAACAATCGTTCCCTGGCAACACGGTACAGCACAGGCAACATACCCTAACCGACATAGGGAGCTCCACAAAGTATATTGGGTTTTTAAAAACTCTGTATGAAACAACTTCGTATAAAATTGCAGTCGTTCCAAACGAAATGGAAGGTCGCCCTGATTTGATTTCTATGGGAGCGTACAACACTTCTGATTTGTGGTGGGTTATTGTTCAAGCAAATAATGCTTTTGATTATGAAGTGGATTTTAAGGCGGGGGTTTCTATAATAATACCCCAGATTTAATATGGACACGATTTCCAGACCGACAGCGACGAAGACCAAAGCATACACAGGAACCAATTCTGTGTTTGTTTCTATGGCATACGAAGCATCAAGTTTGTTAACTGATACGGAGAGAGCTTTTCTTGGCGCGGGCGGGATCAATAAGAATGCACTAGTCGGGAGTGACAGGTTTTCATTCTCAGCAACTCTCCAGCGCATGGAGTACTCGGCTGACAGTAAGGGTGGTCAGTCATTTAAGTTTCGTTTACTTAACCCAACCGAGCAATTAGAAACTGCGCTCTTTGAATACTTAAGTCTATTGCATCAAAAACCAATAGAGGATTTTAAGGATATAGTGTTTGGTACTCCTATTACAGCGGCTCAGAAGGGAGCCATACCGCTTCTCTATGTGCGATGGGGTTATGGAACCTCAATTGAAGAAGGTATATCCTCTATTCATAAAGTGCGTTTGGTGAAGACTCGTTACATGCTGGATACTGGTGCTGATCGCGTTATTGAATTAGTGTGCGTAGATAGCTTTTCGTTTTTCTCTGGTGATGATTTTGTTTCTAGAAATGAGGTCGAAACTGTCTCGATTGTAGAGACAGAAGTCGGCGGGTTTTCATTTCGTCCAATGCGAGATATTCTAAATGAACTAGTTAGTAATTATGCAAGATTAGTTCCCGGTACCAATATTGTTACTAAAATTATAGACCAAGCTGATTTTATTGAAGGTATGGTCGCCAATACAGCACACGCGTTGGCTTTAAATAGTCTTAAAGATCCTGTGTACCAGCCACGCTCTGGGGGTCTCTTCCCAGCGCAACAGCCAGCTGCCTTCAGCACTACTACTGGTGGAGACAAAAAAGAACTTGAAGATTTAGTGGCAAACACAAATGGGGGTGAAATTCCAAAAGTAACTTTTTCTAAAGAGCAATTTGGGTCTACCACCATAAACACTTTTATTAAAGCTTATGAAGTTGTGTTTAATGCTTTGGGTTTATCTGTGGAACTGACCTACAAGGATAACCTTGGAGAAAACACAGTCCTAAACGCAATAAAGGCAGTTCCCAGACAGCAGGTGGTAGCTAATTTTTTTGAAACGCCGACTGAATCTCAAGCTAGTTTGGAGGAGATAGCAAAACGAGCAATAAAAGTTGATTTAGCAGTAGAATTCCCTGATGGTCTAGAATATTATCTTCCTGTTTACTTCCCAAAAACTAAAAAAAATCCGAAGGCATCAATCAAGTATGTTGATAGGGATGGTTGGCCAATCGCCGTGGCAACAATAGTGTTACACCCTGGCCTAACTCCAAGAAACACTTCGTTAGTTAAGCCAAAAGATTTTGTATCGGGACAAGCCGTTGATGATGAGTTCATAAAAGATTATAATAGAAAATCAAGAAGACATATTATGTCCTTTTATGAGTTGGAAAACTATTACTTGGCCCCTGAAGTACTTAAAAATTACCGCATCCATAGTGCGATTAATTATTATGCTTCTATTTATGGGTGCAAAAACATCAAATGCCCTGTGCGAATTCCCGTGTTTGAAAATGCGTGGAAGGAGTACCGCGGCCTGCTGCCGCGAGTCCCTATAACTGCGTATAGTACTCACGGATCGCGTAAAAATTTGGATTCAACCTATCCTTGGTTGGCGAATTGGGAGCCACTTGTCTACCCTCTTGTTGATGCCAGTGTTTCGGGAACTTCTAATTTTCTGGTAGAGAATTTTCTACTCCAACCACCAACAACAGGATTTTTAGAGTTTGGTATTGGGAATGAAATAAAACAATGGAGGGATTCTAGGTATGCGGTAAAAACACTAGATTTATACCCAACCCCGTACACCTTAACAAAATTATCCGACCTTGTTGCTCGCATAAGACTTGAGGTGGATGATAAACTACGAAAGCTCATAATAGCTACCCCCTCCATTGCTCCTAGCCTAGAATTTCAGGTGCTTGCAGGCGTGATACAACCACCTAAAGTTACACAAATAGACTTTACCGTAGCCCTTCGAACTGAGAGATCAGCGGACACTCTTACAAAAAGATACAATATACGCGAGACTTTATTTAATTTTATTGAGACACTAAACAGTATTTGTACCGGGGTTGAAAGCAAACTAGTTATAAAGATCTATGATTTTGCATCTTATGAGGGCGAAGGATTTGATGCATTGGTGGAATCACTTTTCGATGGAACTATTTCCCCTAAAGAATTAAATATTATAAAAAGTGAAAAGCCGGTGTACCTGTTTATCGGTACTGGCACAGCGATTCCAGGTTTCAGATTAGATTCTACGCGGAAGGTTTATTCGTTTCCTGAAATAACCTTTGCCGAAAATTCCGATGTGCTGACTCTAGAATATGGCACTCAAGATTCTATTATTGCTGATATTAAATTTGAAGGTGACACTAGGTATCTTACTAATCTAACTAACACCTACCACTCTATACGCAATACGCACATACCCCAATCAATTCTTGATGGGACATTCAACATTAAAAAAGTTATTTTTAGTGCTTTTGTGCCACTACAAAAGAAATTAAACCCATTCGATCCATTTAAATTGAAACTAGAGTCGCTGCTTAGAAAATTACCAAGGCAGAAGAATACACTAGAGGCTGATTATTTCTCTCTCTTCCCATACGCGGCGCAGTCTATTTTGAATGATGTTAATCAGTTGGGGTTACCAACAGCTACTATTGAGGATATAAAATTTCTGGCGCAAATTTTTAATGACACCGCCGCCCGCGATACTTTATTCCCCGCCATTGGTGGTGGAATTAAATCATATCGTTTAGTGGATTCAGGTCAAGGACCAAAATTGGAATTTGAAGAATTTGAGCAGAAAGAGTTAAGCCGCAGAATAGATTTTGGTTTACCCGCGCACATTGATATTGGGGATGGTAATAGCGTCACATTGGCGAAACTACTTACTGATATTAAATGGAATACCTACTTAAGACAATCTGAAGAGATTTGGTCATTAGATTTGACCATTCTGGGTATACCAGAAATAGACCAACTGCCATATGAGATAGGGTCAAGAATAATCCATCTTAAAGTATTTGATTCGAGATTGGCAGGAAATCATGAATTCCATTGGCTTTCGGGCTTTTATAAAATTAAAAGCTTCTCACATATAATTGACACCTCCGTTGGTTATTTGACAACATTGTCACTGTACCGAAGTCTGACTTTAAATATGAGCAACCCCACTTTTTAATGGCTAGTAATTCCGAAGAAGCGCAAAGATTATTTGCAAAGCTTAAACCCCTTAAGTCTGATGAAGAATCAGCGCAAGTTGAGTCTGCTCCTCCGGCAGTTGAATTTGATTTTGGTACTGTTTATAGCTGTGAAGACCCTAACAGCGGCGGCGCGCTTGTTGTTGTGGCACCCATGTTTGGTGATAAACCAACAAAGTGTGATTATGTATCCCCTGTCGCTGGAGCCAACTATGGGTTTTTTGCGCTCCCTGGAATTGGTGCCACGGTACTAGTGGGAAGGATCACCAGCAAAGAAACTCCCACGCGCAGTTTTTGGATGGGGTGTTTGTACTCCACTAATACTGCTGCCTCCCCAAGTATGCGTTTGCAGCCGTATACTAAGAATGATCAGAACCAACTCCCGCGAACTGAAGTAGACGATTCAGGAACACCAGAGCAAGTAACAGACACTCTGTCGCATGGCGTTCCAAATCAAGGATCAGTGTATGCTGATAATGGGTTACCTGATTCTTGGGTATTCAAACACCCATGCGGTCACTTTATAGAAATGACTCAGAAGCGTGGGTCTCAGCGCATAGTTGATGAGATAAAGATAAAGACTGCCGGTGGAAAGAAAATCATTTTTGATGATGCAGGGGACACCATAACCATTATTGATGAAAATGATAATTCAATACAAATAACCAGTGAGGGGGATAACAAGGATTCTATTGTTAGTACCTGTGGTGGAAACTATGAAGTGTACTCTAAGACTGGAAAGATGGAGGGGATTATAGGTCCAGACAGCGCAGGTGATTACACTGTTGATGTTGTCGGTAAAGGTAGTATCCTTCTTACTGCCCATGAAGGCGTTATAAAATTAGCATCCCCTAAAGGTATTACTTTGCAGTGCGGGGATTCCACAATTAAATTGAACCCCAATGGGATTACCATAAAGGGCAATCTGGTGAGTATTGAAGCCAACACTCTTGTAACTGAAGCGGGCACAATGGTAGCTAACTCGTCGTTTACGAAAATGTCTGGCACAACCATAAATATAGAGGCAGAGGCTGGTGTTTCTGTTACTGGCGCAACTGGTGATATTATGATTGGTAAAGTTGGATTCGTAAAACACCAACACTTCGAACGACAGCCAAATCAGCCAACAACTAGTAACGCTGTCCCATCACAATAAAATGCTTTTCTCCGAAAATACCTTAAAGCTGTCTCCAACCAATGTTTTAGTTGGGATGCGGAACTCATTGCAATCTGATTTTGGATTGTACTCTACTCAAATTCAATCGCTCGATGCGAAGATTTCTAAGCTGACTGGAGTGTTTGTGATGAGAACTCCGCAGTCTGGCGCTGTTCAAATTTCGTCTTATGGTGAAGATTCGTCATTCACGCGCAAGTCTGGTGGTGCCGCTGGCGCTACTTCGCTGGTTAACACAGCTTCTATTCTTAATAGCCCTACATATAACCCTGATAGTTTACCTGTGTTCGTCCCTGGTACAACAGATTTCACGCCTACTAAGGAAGATGTGGAAGAGTTAATAACGGAGACTACAAAGTATTTTGAGACTGCTAAACTTGAAAAGTCGTCTTCTTTAACCGCTAGTGTTGTTGGTGACCTCGTATTTAAGAAAGGTACCATACAAGAAAAATTATTTCAAACAGAGGAAACAATTAAGTATATCACCGAGTTGATTTCTATGCGGGCGAATGGAACTGCCGCGAACCCTGAGTTGAATACAGCCGCGCTCGCACGCTACGAACTGCGACGGGATACCTTCGTAACAAATGCCCTTGATAAATATGAGTTGTATGTTCAGAAGCAAATCATAGACCCTTATCTCCGTGACCAGGATTTCTTAAAGGCTGTTAATGCCCAACTCGTCGGTTTTGATGATGTTGCGCCAACATTCGATTTGGAGTTTGGTCCACCTGTGTCAGTCGGTAATTCGTTTGTTCTTGCGTCTGATGGACTGTACTACAACTCTAGGACTGCAAAGGTTCCTGATATTCAACCCAGCCCAACATCTTCTATTTCTTGGGAGTTGCAGTTTGATTCCAACCGTGGCGGTAGAGGAGTTTCGTTTTCTGAAGAAGACGGGGAAGATTCGATTGGTACTATTTTTAATTTAAATGAAAAACTGGACGAGACCAATCCAGTTATACAATCCTACTATGAGTTTGATGATATCTTGCAGCAATTTTCTGAGGACAAACAAACTCATTTATTAGAGGTGTCTGGTTATATTGCTGAGTTAATATCTAATGGGTATAGTCTTAGTGACGCCGTTGTAAAATCATACTATGGGCAGCTGGGAGCAACCGCGTCTGTGTACGATAGAAAGATTACAAAGCGCAAACGCCAGTTGCAGATAGCTGCGCTATTTGGCAGGGACACTTTTTTTGTCACGGATAGCAGCCACTCAATAGGAGCTGGTGTGTTTTTTCAATACAAACCACCAATAGGAAAAGTATTTGAATACAAGTTGAAATATAAAGACTTGCCCGCGTCACTACAACAATTTACATTCGCAAGGCTTGAAGGTGGTCAAATTGTCGCGTGGAATACCAAGACAAAAACAATTACTAAAGTGCCGGACGAGCATAATGTGTTGGCACAAGTTGGATTCTGGCAACAGATTCCGAGGATCCCTATTAATGATTTCTCTTATTTGAGAGAAACAGACATCCCCTTAAACACACAGAAAAAAATTACTCTCTTCTCGGAAGACCTTGATACAATTATTGCGCCATATCAAGCGTCGTATGTTGTGGCACCAATCCAACCCAGGTCTTTCACCACCGAACTTGCTATTGATGATATAGGTTTGGGTGATTGGGTACACAGAGAAACTTCGGCATCTTTGAGTTCAACAGTTCCGTTATTCAAATCGCTTACGGACGACATAGTAGCCGATGAACTTATAGCTTGTTATAATTTCCTTGACCCACAAGCAGTAACGCAGCCATCTTCTAATTTGTTCGCTTTGAATAATGCAGCAGAAGGCTCCACCAGACTCGACGCCAAATTAGTAGGCTTCGATAGATCTTTTGTATTCCCGTCTGGCGTGGGTATTGCTTATATGGGTGGGACGCTATTTGATGCAACCATAAAGCATTCCAATGCGTGGACACCTATAAAGGGTTCCTACGCCGTGCTGCCTAACTTAGCAAAGGATCACAAGGAGACAAATCAACCGTATAACGGTACCCGCGCTTTAGACAATTTGTTCTATTCTGGTAAAGGGGTTTCTTTTGATTTCTGGGCTTATATTCCTAATTTACTGACAGACCTAACTGCCAAACACAGGTACCGATTGATACTTGCTAACGAGAATAGTGGTCCAGTTGACTCACGATATGTTAGCGCCAAACTAAACACCAAGGATTCAGAGGTTGATCTTACTAGAACCATTGGAATGATTGTAGGTTGGCGTGACAGGGGTATCCCAAACTCTGCAAATTCTAGCGGGCTTGAGTTTGTTATTTGCCCAACTGTAGGGCAGAATCTAAAGAGTGTTTCTGACCCTAATAAGAGTTGGGGTCACAGCGTCTGCATCGCTGAGACTTGGAATAGTATAAATTCTAAAATACCAGTCGCCAGTGAAGTAAGCCAGATCGGTATGTTTATAACAAGTGGCACTAGAACTCTTGACGGGTCAGGTATTGGAGATTGCAGCGGGCAATTCTGTCATTTTAATTTATCATTTGATTATGGCAAAAATGAAGTTCGCGTTGTGTTGGATGGGCAACTCCTTTCCACTTCGTCATTAGCTAGCGTGCTTGGCGGTGGTGCGGGAAATATCGGCATAGCCACAGCAGCTAAGATTGACTATCGAAATGAGCCAAAGGAAATTCATGCATCTAACCCACGCACAGAGAGTTTCTTGGGAAACAGTATTTATGATGCCCGCGTTACTGACGAACGAGCGCCGTTCCCGATCTTTACGCCTTGGATTATTGGTGGCGGCTTCACGGATAACATTGGAAAACTAGCTGGCACTGAGTATCGCCCGCTGGGATTTCTTGGAAGCAACACCAACCATACGCACCAAGGGACCGTCCCTGGGACCAATCTTGTTACATCTGTGGAATCTGATGGTGGAACCTACATCGTCGGTCAGCATAACCCACCGCTGTCGTCATCGCGTGGTGGCAGTAGTGCCGCGCTACGGGATACACCGAGGAGTGGTCTTGACGGCTTCGTCGGCAGTTTCAAAATTTATTCAAAACCCCTAACTACTACAGAAGCTAAAAAGAATTACGATTCCCAGAAAGGCTTCTTTAAAAATATCCTACTTTCATCCTAATGGCAATTTTTAGCTTACCGTATCTTCAAAGCTCAAGACGCAAAACTTTAAAAGGTGTTGCGTTTCCTATGAGAACAGATGGCATAGGTGGGTACCTCACTGTAAATGAAAATTTGGGGTCTTTGCGCGATGGTATTATTCAGTTGATACTGACCTCTCGCGGCGCTAGAGTAATGCGCCCCGATTTTGGAACAGATCTAAAGAAGAGCGTGTTCGAACCTTTGGACGACACAACCATTGAAAACCTAACAAGACAGATTTTATCTACAGTTGCCAAGTATGAGCCCCGTGTAGTTGTAAAATCGTTAAAATTAACACCAAGGCCAGATGATAATCGTATTCGCGTTGTTCTTACAATATCTTCTAAAGAAGATTTAAATGCAGAAGAATTGATTGATGTAACGGTGCAATAATGACAGACACCTTTGATAAATTTTTACAGGGCATTCATAATGTTTCGGGATTTGATGGGACTATTGAGTCCGATTTTCTTAAACTTGCGCGTGTACCAGATGGTTCCAAGAAGAATTTAATTGACTATAATTTAAATTCATTCGAAGAGTATCGTACTGCCCTCAACAACTATCTTAAATCCGTATACCCATTAGACTATAACAACTTCGCTTCTTCGGATTTAGGGCAGATGTTAGTTGAGTTGTTTGCATACTTAGCCTCTACATTAACTTTGCGCGCAGATATGACAGCCAATGAGATGTATATTGATACTGTCAAAGATAGGGGTAACCTACAAAGGCTTTTACAGTTAATTGGTGTATCAATGCGTGGTCCAACAGCGTCTAAAGCTACAGGCAAGTTGACTGTTGATATTGTTCCTGGTGGCGCAGTAACCATACTAGAAGCTAACCGCCGTCTCACTATGCAGACAGGGCGCAATAATTCGTCTTTGACCTACACTATTTACAGGCAGAATGCCAATGGGACTCTAGACCTAGCTTCGCAAGACCTAGTTATCCCTCTTGTTGATTTTGCCTCCACGACCACAGTAAGCAACTTACTCCTTTTAGAAGGGGCGCTTAAAGCAACCTCTGGGAAATTTCTTACAGGCGTTACAAGGCAAACCATAGAAATTTCAGATGGTCCTATAGTCGAAGGTAGTTTGTCTGTATCCTCCGATGAGGGGTCCGGGACAATATACGATGAAATTTTTAAATTGTTTGCTGCTTCTGGTGGCGCGCATAATGTTTTTGAAAAAACATACACTAATAATTATGGTGTGATTCTTGCGTTTGGAGATGGCCACCGTGGAAAACTTCCATCGCCGGATGCAAACTATATTGCCACTTATCGTATTGGTGGTGGGGCAAATGGCAATATTATTCGCGGCGGGTTAAATGCCGCAATCCCGGTTATGATAGGCGCAAATACTATAGGCGCCAAGATAGAGAACATAACCAAAGCAACTGGTGGTAATGAAGCAGAAAGTGTGGAACATGCTAAACGCTACGCACCGTATTTCTTTAAAACGCAGTACCGTGCTGTTACCGGGGAAGACTATCACTCGCTTGCGAATGCTTTCATCGGGACTACTGGACAAACTGCTAAAGCCATGGTGTCTCTTAGAAAGAATGGTGCATCTGCCAACATCATTGATCTTTACATTCTTGCAAAAGCCTCTTCGCTTCAATTAGAACGGGCATCCGTTGCATTTAAGAAAGAGTTATTGGACTACTTCCAAACTTATAAAATGTTAACGGATGAGATTGTAGTGTCTGATGGAGTTGTCCGCACAGTAGATTTAGTAGCCACTATCTTCGTTGATAAAGCCAACCTTCCATTCGTGGAGACAGTTAAGCAGAAAGCAGCCAAAAAACTCGTTGAGTTCTTTTCCACTGACAACAGAGAGTTTGGGCAGAAGCTTTCAATGGCGGAGCTTGTTAATTTTATGTTGACCGTCCCTGAGGTAAGATTTTTCCGCGTAGAAAACATTGACCAGGATGTATTTGTTAACTTTAATGAGATTGTGCAATTGAATAACTTTGAGTTCACATTTGAGATCGTTTAATGTCTGATACTGGGCTTTCGCAAGGGGTATTTAAATCTAATTACATTGATGTAATTAAGAGGGCAATTCCCGAATTCTATGATGAGGTAGAGTTTAAATTATTTGGGGAAGAAGAAGATCATCTATACCGCGTGCTAGGAAAGATCTTATACACCGCCAAGCATACCTCTGCACTCATACAGTTACCTAACACTGACCCAGGTTTTAGTTCAAACAGAACTTTTGTACCGTACTTTGTACCGTCCAACAAACTGTCACGCTGCACGCCAAAGGAGTACGAGCGGAACATACTGATGCCTTTAGGCAGAACTTTTAGTTCGTTTAAGACGGCAAATGATTTTAGTTCCTTCCTGATCACATCAGCGCTACCGTTAACGCGCTGCAACGATGTTTCCGATTCGTTCGCTGCTTCTTACTCTTCCTTAGTTGATATCGGTAGTAGCTCTGTAGCACTTTGCTCCAACAAACTTGTCGAGCATCTAGGCTGGGCATACTTCTTAAACACAAGTGGTGAGGTTCCAACTTCTAATTACATTGCGCCAAGTTCCATTTTGGTTGAGAGGCTGACAAAGGGGCTTTACTACGGTGATGAGTTTACTGAGGAAGAAGGTGTGTCAACTCTGTTTGAGTGGATGTATAGAAACATTCTCACAGACAATGCATCCTTCTCATCTGTAAAAGCTAATTTTCTTCCGGCACCGTTCAATCAGCCCTCGTCGTTATATTCGGATAACTACTACGCCTCCGGCGCACAACTATCTTCCTCTTTAGATTCATTAATTCGAACTTGGGTTTCCACGACAGAGGAACATAGCCTTTACTTCAAAGAAATTGTTGATGCTTCACTTCTTGGAACCAGTTTTAAAAAGTTAGCGAACGCGGGACCGATGGGAAAAATGCTAAAAGCATTGTCTTACGGATTCTACGATCTCACAGAAACAATAAGGGATATACAAGAACTTCTAGACATAGACACTTGCCCGAAACAGTTCCTAGAGTTTCTTGGGCATTTTCTAGGTTGGCAGTTTTTAACCGACGACCATGAAAAATGGCGGCAGCAGCTTAGGAATGCAATTTACCTATACAAATCAAAAGGCACTCGAAGGGGCATAGCGCAGGCTGCGGCTATGATCATCCCTTCGTCAGTATGGAATCCTTCTGATTCTGTATCTGGTTTGAGGGAAATGTGGGAGTCCTATTTCCCGAATCTTCTTTACTACACTATAAAAACTGAAAGTAATATTGGGGAAAGTAAGGAGAATTACCGGGAGCTTATCTCCGCTTGGAATAAAGCGCTTGATGCCTCTGGTATTAATATAAAACTTACTAATTTTGATTCGACCAATTTGGACAACAACATAAGGTTTCTTGTAGATTACATATTGGAATTCCTTGACCATAAATATAAGTTTTTGAAAATCGGCGGTTATGCTTCCTACAAGGACTCGCCCTACTATCAAGCGCAACTAAGTGCCAATCAATCCCCAGGCTACTTTGCTCGCGGGAAAAAACTTAGTATCCCACCATGGGAGGAGCAGAGATTCTACCAGAATTGTTTCTTGAAGGATTCAATGACTTGGGATGTTTCTGCTTTGTTATCCCGCAAAGTAGGAAACCTTGGAGTTGGTATACCTGTGTCCGCCTGCACAGCGTTAGCGTCTTTTCTTGGGGCTAGTGGTACTGACCCCAATCACATTGCAGCAAACCCTTTCGTGGAACCTGGGTTTGGTATGAACTCCGGGTTTAAGTTCTTTACTTCAGGATTAGAATTACCATTTAATTACACACAGTTAATTGAAGGTGGTAATCTTGCCGCAGTGTCATTATTTGATTATTGGAGTTCGAAATCGTCTGAGGTGCACACGCTTTTTGTAGCATCAGGAGTTGATTTTGCACATGATGATTACATAGACCAAACGGGCACACAACTAGGAAGAAAAGGCATCCCCCTTGTGTCGGATATTTTCCGGCAGTTTGCTCCTTTCCATGTACTTAATAAACTGTTTGTAGGTTTAGAGTTTCTCGAAGATTACTACGCTACGGACCGCTCGCATTTTTTGTTGATTAGAACTATTAGCTCTGAAATGGATCAGATAAATAGTAACTACAGCATTTCTGCTTTTCCTGGTACACATAACACTGGCATCATTTCTGGTATTGGACCTAACATATACAACCCGAAACAAGGGAGATACATACCCTCTGCCAGCTTACACAACGATACTTATTTCTTTAGTGGCGGCGGGTCACAAGCCACAGTAAGCAGTACATCGTTGGGGTATAAGAAACTAGGCGCATCACCAAGAGTTGCCTCACGAAGAAAAAATTACAAGTATAAGTTTTCTGGGTGGCCACAAACAAGAAATGGTTTAAACCAACCCGTCGCCACTGATTTCTTTTCCGCCTCCTCAACTAACATAGAGCACGGTCTTCATATTAGTGGGTTTGTACCTAAGGGATGGAATTTTTCGGCACAGACATTTTTCCCAACTAGTGGCGCTTTGTCTGCGATATACGCAGATTCAATTACTTCATCAACGATTTTTTATGAGTTCGCGGGGTCTTCGTTCTTCCCTGCGCGTGCCGTAACAGATTTAAATGCCGATGTGTCCAGTTGGGTTCCAATACGAGACATCATTGGCACTAACATTATTCGGGTTATAACGCGGGTGTTTATCAGGCGTGGAGAGATTGATTCACGCTGGTTGAATTTCTCTGAAGTAGGGTTCGAAAATTTTAAATTTGGTGAGGGTATATTTGCACTATACCGAGATTACAACACAATTTTTAGACGCCAATTGTATAATTGGGTTCTGGATATCGCATACCAAAAAGGAGATAAATTTGCTGGTGGGTTAAATGTTATAGCCCACGCATTCGGACCACTGTTGTTTAACCATAACTTTTCTATTAAAGGGTTAGTCATTGACAGTTTAAGCGCTGTTGCGTTTCCAAAACTAGGTGGGGCTTCTATTTCCTCTGTTGCTTATGATTGGAGCGCCTTAGCCGGATCGGATCGTATAGCTGGAGTGAACAAGGCTATTGTAAACACAGCCGGGACACGGTATGATCTCCTCCCAGGAATTCTTCAAGCAAATGCGTGGAACACTTACCAGAACCCTTTGGATATTTTTGAGCGTCGTTTTACGGGCATGTACTCAAACGGTAGTTTGATGTCTGGCGTTGATATTGTCTCACCACAAACTGATTCCTTTGCTGTAAAAAATGACCCTTTAAACTCCACTTACAATGTGGATAAGATAGGGTCAAGCGGGTTAACTTTGGTTACTCGCTCCAATTCTATTTCTTATAGAGACGCTTTAAAAGTTCGTTTTTGTTTAGACGGTAATGTAAACTACGCGTGGAATGGCAAGTTTAAATTTGCTTCATTAGACGGCACTAAAACCGATTCATCTCTGTCAGCCATAGCTGGGTGGCAGATGGTAGATCAATACAGAACGCCATCTTTGATGTTAAATACTACTTCACCTGAACCAGCTATTTCTTTTGTTGACGCTCCTAATGCAAGTTCGCTAGACCATGTGCATTTTGTTGCACTTGGCCATGGTAGTCCAGGGGATGCATTCACGCCGTGCATAACTAGTGTCTCCACCCCAATTGATATAGCAACCCCCCCAAATCTTCGGTATCTTGATCCTGGTCAAACATACAGACTGGCCTTTGAATCATCTGGAACTGTAGGCACCGCTTGCGTGGGTCTTGTTTTAGTTAATGAGACTAAGAAGAAACAGTGGACAGGCACTACCTGGGCTGAAGCCGCAGCAGCAATCAACGGCAATACCACTACAGATATTGTTCGGGTTGGTGGCACCCAAACTAGTTGGATTACCCTCTCTAGCGTGTTTTCTACTTCGAGTATGTTCGAGAAAGGGGATTTATATCGCGTGTGGTTATTCCCGACTGACACTGATGCACTCGCCACCGCCAGAAAGGAACTTAATATTCGCGACATAGGAATATACTCCGTAGAGCCCGACACCACGCAAAAGTACTTTAATGGTGTGGTTGGCAATAAGCTATTCCCTGATCAGGATTATAAAATTGGTGTGTCTGCCCGCGTAGCAAAAATGGATCTTGGCGATTATCAACCTGAGACTATCGCCATGAGAGTAATTGTGGAGCAGAAACCTTTTGCTGGTAATGGGTGGGAAGAACATGCTAAACTTTGGGCATACAATTGGAACACCAAGTTTTGGGATGATGCAAAACACATTCAAGAAAAAGATGAATGGCAATTAATGCACATTGATTCGGACTCTGTGGGTGGCACAGATCATGAGTTTGGTATAACAACTAAAAATAACCGCACGCCGTTAAAATATTATTCCAAATCCGTGCAAGGACCAATGGATGGGTATTTCCTGTCAGCTGGTCCCGTACATGATTCTGACTCTGTTTACTATATAGAAATAGTAAAACCGTACCATTCTGGCGATTTTAATGGAGTTACATTATTAAATGTAAATCTAGTTAACTCGCGCTATAATGAATATGTTGCGGGATATGAGAAGCGCGATTAGTTTGGTGTGTTTGAGTATTTTGATGATCTTGCTAACAGCAAGCACTCTAGAGATGCCCATGATTCATCTGGCGTTTATCAATTATCTGGTGGGTCAAGAGCAGAATACTTAGAGTATTGGGGTGGAAATCACTCCGCGACGAACGGGATATATGGGTTTGTAGAAAATGAAAGGTAGCGTTCAAATAATCCGAGAAGGTTCAGATGGAACTTCTGAGCTTCTGTTTAAAGCTGACAATATGTTAGTGGATGGTTTGCGCGAAACTATTGCCGACGCATTAACTTTTAAACCGAGTCCGTCCGGTTCGTATGCTCCAATGAATGGAGTCAGCTCCGTTTCTAGTTATCAGATACAAGCATTCTCTCTAGGCAGCGCTAAGGATTATTACGATTTAAGGGATTCTAGATTCTATTTTAGCGCGCAACAAACCAGTAATTCACATTATCATCTTTTAAAACCAACAGAGTCTGATAACCCTGAAGGTCTATTTTCTCTAACTGGAAAGATTTTTAATCAATGGAAGTATGAAAATTCTAATTTGGTTGAGGATTTTCCCTACACTCGTTTTGAATTTTCAAGCGGTAAGGCTAGAACAGTGTTTCGTCGCGCCGTACCGATAAGGCTTGGGGGTGATTACTTCGTGTACCTTAAGGGGAAGGCTGATAGAGCAACTTTGGATATTCGTTTTTGTCGTGGTAATAATAACACTCCAATGGAGTATTATGATTACAAGACGAATAAGTTTGCAGCCCCTCTCGACACCACAAAAAGCGCTATTTCTAAAACAGTATTGCTGTCCGCTACGGAAGATGTTTACGAGTGGAAGGTAAAGCTGTATGGTGAGCAAGAGGACGCTATCTTTTCTGAATGGACTGAGTATTATGTTGAGTTGGAATTCCCATCTTACTCTTTTCGGGATGAGTGGTTTGCTCCGTGGGATGCGAACTACAAGAATCCTTTTATTGAATTAAAGAGTTTTGAATTAATTGATTCGCGAAGCCAGATTTTAGGCAATCCTAGATTTCTTGAGGCTCAAAGCAAACTTCTCAATAGTGCATTTGAGCATACTACCTCTTTTGCTTTTGATTCCGTAAAGAACCTTCCCGCTTGCGAAGCAGTAGGTTTGAAGCGCATATCCGCTTGGACTCAGTATAATCCACTTGCGATCTATTCAATTGATCCAGGCACCACCGAAACTGCATCGGGTTTGGGTTGGGTTAAACCTGCAAACGCTGGCGTGTTTAAAGACACCGTGTTTTCATCTATGGTTGATGGAGTAGTTTTGTATGCTTCGTCTGTCGCGCTAGATTCGAGCGGAGCCTCGAACATATCACAGACATTTTATCTACAATCAGACTTTAGAAACACTTATGCATTTGGGGATGGTCAATTCAAGAACACCCCCATTAATTTAAATGCTGCGCACGGACAGGCGGATGGGAACAAAACAGTTGTTTTGTGTTTTGACTCAATGGTTTCAGGAGAGGGTACTGCTGCCAATTGTGGGTATCTGCATATCTCATTTATTAAAAATAATGATGGCACTAAGTATAATTTTTCTGCAAATCAAATTACTGGCAAGAAAAACTATTTCTCACCGGACGGCGCAGATCTGATATACTCATTTGCTGCAAAAGACACTTGGTATAACGAAGGGGTGCCAATAAATCTTCCTGCCACCGCTGACAATCAAAGCTATACTATCCTAATACGAGGGAGCGGGCGAGTTGGTTCTGGCGGATTTTGTTATTATGGTTTAAAAAATGTACGCGTAGCTGACATAGGCTGGGGCTTGTTTAACTACAACGCGTATTCTGTTGCTACTGTTAAATATGTGTATCCAAAGGCTCCATTTGCGGTAAGTGGGGAACTGTGTAGTTCCATATATGTTAGTTCCAACGACAATTATGGCGCTATAAGTGTTTATACGAATTTGAGGGACATTATAAATAACCCAGTGGACCCCAACAAAGTACAGTTCGTAAGACAGTTTACTGGTCTAGAACCAACCAAGAGTTATGTTGTGACGATCAAAGGTGGGTACAAAACAAAAGCTCCTGAGTTTTCTACCTTATTAAAAGCGAAGTCTAGAGGTGGCAGATCGAGCGGGTCTTATAATATTCTCGGATCTTGGTTTACAGATGCCAGCAACCCAAGCTCAACAAATATTGTTTCTGAACTAACACCATACTCCAACAGAACAGGTGTTACACGGTCTACCTTTCCATCCTTCCAAAAAACACTAGACTCTCTGTCAGTAGCACCTACTGATTGGGGTGTCATTCTTGCCGCCTCCGCCTCTATATCAGAACAGGTCACTGCTAACACTGGTGAGTATATTTTCTCAGTTGATGTGTTTAACGAGACAGCTGATGGTTCCTACTTCGTACTGAGTTCGTTACGAGCAGCTAACATCCATACTTTCTTTAATTGGGACGATGGTGAATGGGAATCATTTACTCCCGCACAAGCTCCTTTCTATGGTGGCGAGACTTCTGGACCTTACTTTTTACAGTTACCAAGTACGCCGAGCAAAAATAGTTTCGACCACTATAAGTATGATGTGGTCATACCACTAAACACACAGTCTAATGTAGAGGTGTTTGGCAAACCAACATTGGATACTTATGGTTCCCGTGGGGATTGGAGACTAACAGCTTCTGTGTATGGTCCAACTTTTTCTGGGGCAGGAAAAGTTTCAATCTCAAATATCGCAATGCGGGGGTCTGGATTAAGTCCGTCCGTTGATATTTGGAAAGAGCTTTATTACGATTTTTCTAATCGTCGCTGGATACCACTGTTACCAGCCCCATTTAACACAACTACATTCAGTGCATTAGAGGGTCCGTCTGTAAACGGGTATATCCCGTTCGTTTATACAGTACAGAACCCAATAACAAATATGTGTGTGTCCGGGTTAGACCGAGACGCAGAATATCAATTGAATGTGGTGGATATATCAGGTGGTGAGTATTTCATTAACAATATCAGCATAACTGATTTTTCCTTGTTAATGGATTCTGGTAAAGAGTCATGGGTAAGGGATCGAAGAATCTTTACCAGTGAACCTTACGCCGACAAAAAATTCTTTGGGTGGGGAAAATCAACTGTGGTTAAGTTGTTCAATAACGGATTGCTTACTGACCCTGCTAACCCTTCCACTTTTAGTCTTGGGTTTATTCCACCTGGCGCATACCAGGCGCGGCTGAAAACACCAGTTTCATTTGCAGCCGCAACCTCAAATTACGCTCCTAGTTTTCAATTTCATTTGCTTAACAATTCGATTCGGCATAGCCCTTGGGTTATTCGAAATATTAAATTAGCAGACTATGAGTTAAAAAGAGGCGACTTCTTTTCCATTGGGTGGGATGCTGTCGCGTATGCTGATTCAGTCGGGTTTAATGTAAGAACATTTATACAGGCGACTGGCGACAAGGGGATTTATTCTTTTAACACCAACACCAGTTCGTGGGAACCAGACTCAAACGCCAAGGAAGATTCATTCCTAGTGAAAGGATCACAAGCATCGTTTGGTCCCCTATCCTCATCAAACGATACTTGTAGTTGGACTCACATCATAACACCAAGAATACCTTTCCTTGATTTGGGAAACACTACAATTATCGCTGGTTTACGGATGGTCAACCGAGACGGCGGCGGGAATGAGCAGATAAACTTGAAGGGGTTTAGGGTTTATAAGGTAACAGAAACGCCAGCATCAGATTATAGAGTGTCCGGTGACACATTCCTTTTCCCAGAATTTCCATCCCCCACACACAGAACGCTGCAAGCTGTTGGAAGTGCAGGTGCTGAGTTAGGCCAATTTTTAAACAGAATTAATTTCTTTGATTACACAGCCTTTAGCGGTGCAGGATTTTCTTCTACGGAGGAAAATAATAACCCTTGCAATCCATCTGTAACTGGGGAATTAACTTTTGAACAGGCTGTTTCAATGGGGGCTTATTTACCATCAGGTGGCTTATGGTTTAGAGAGGGCTCTTTAGGACAAGCAGCAAATTTAGGCTTGCTGTCTGGCACTTTAAATTTATGGGGCGTTGTAAACAGTGACGGGTACATTTATCCTAACCCAGGTGCTGGATTAGCTGCTTTGGACGCATCCGCAGGTTTCATAGCCTCTTCTATTAGTGATGGTGGGTCATACCCTCAACAGAAACGCCTCAGGTATATTTTGAGGATTCACAAAGACGATTGGCGTTTTCTTGATACATACTATGGAGGTATCGGCGCTTTGGGTCTTAATTGTTTAGACTATAAAAAGAGTTACGCCAAACTCGGCACTGATCTTCATTTAAGCGCGATTGGATCTTATGTGGCTGATACTCCAGTGGCTCTATATAATTTAGATCCAACACGAAATCCAGTTTTCAAGTTGGTATCTAAGAAGGTTATGTTCCCACCAGGGCTACATATTGACTACGCGACCACGAATTTTTTGACCATCATTTGGGATTTTGACCCACTACTATAATATGAATTTCTCTTTTCTTGAAAAACTTAACCCTCAAGGGTACTTGGAAGTTTGGAAACATTATCCTGACGGGACAAGAGAGTTGCACTATGCCGATAAAAATGTCATAACAAGTGGTATGGGTGCTACCTTGGCAGAACTCATGGACGCTGCTGAAACAGTCTCTGTTGAGAATTTTCAAATTGTGTATTTTAAAGCTGGGTCTTCCGGCAATAATGAGTTGCAAGTATCGGGGACAGGGGATCTGTCTGGCCCATTCACAGCGGTAGACTACGGTCCCAACAGTACAATGGATATAAAGATCCATAATCTAATTCGTGATGGGGCAAAGACTACTGGAACTGGTGGAGCAAACACATTTGGAGTGATTCCACACGCATACATCAAAAGGGTTAGCCCTACTAGATGCATGTGGCAAATAATTTTGGATGAACAAACCGCCAATGTCGGGGATGAAACTCCCGCTAGATGGATTGATGAGATAGGGTTATTCAGCAAAAACCCTTATCGAGAAGCAGTAGATGCATCTATGTTGTGCGCGTATCGTTGGTTCAAACCTGTGTATAAGACTGATGCTTTCACATTGGTCATTCGGTGGATTATTGACTTCTAATCATGGCAAGCTATAAAGACATTACTAGTTCGGGCGGCAATGGGATCCTACCTTTGGAGTGGGATGTTAATGTCCCTAAATATGACCCCAGTTCTTTTTATTCCTGGGAGCAAGACAATATACCCCTATGGTCTTTGGAGCGGCGTGGGAATATTTTGTACAACGCTATGGGCTTTCCTGGTGGAAACCCGGAGGGTATTACCTTCGTACTGTCCAGCGCAGGAAATGTTGATGAGAGCAATGGAGTTTATGATTCAATCGCTGATATTGTTGAGCGTATCCCAAAAAGGTTAAAATTCCCTGTCTTAGTGGAGATATGCACTTATGGGGATCTTGGAACTTTAGACCTTGGTAACATTACATGTGAAGGAGATGGGATTCTTGAATTTAGAAACCGAGCCTTCTTCGAAGATACTCACGCATCCTCGCAAGGCATTGTCAGTCTTACTGGCGGTCCAGATGGTGCTAGTAATTTTATAAACAATGTTTATTCTTTAGAAGCGTCGTCTGATATGATAAACGCTTCCTCTACTCGCCTAGGTGTTATATTTGGCGATACTGTAAATTGGCAGACCCACGGTCGTTTCATTACGGCACAAGGACCAGACACAGATAGAGAAATGCATAACCTCACTGTGCATATCAGCAGCGGTACAGGCGTTACTCCATTCACTATAACTAATGGTGACAATGGTAAATTTAAATTTGACCCATACAGTCCATTCCAGGACAGGTCTATTTCAGCTTTAGATGCTTCCGCGTACTACGGATCTTCAATCAATTCGTTCATGCGCGGTACAAAACGAGAAGTAACTTACACACAAGGACAGAGCACTTTAGTTGGGTATGGTAACTATTTCTCGAAGGTGCGGGTTAAGGATTGTCAAGGTAGTGTTATATTCCGAAATATTCTTGTGGATACTGCTTCTGGTGTGGATAATGTCCACACTGACGGCACAATGCACATAGAAGAGGATGGTTGGGAAATAGATGGTAGCGAAGTCATCCTGGATAACACTGCGGCGTTTAGAGCTTTTGGTGTTGGCTACCATGTGAAAAATTCCCGTATTAAACTCACGGGTCATATGATCGCATGGCGAAACTATACCAAAGCAGGGAAAACTAACGCGGACAGAACTGCGGACGGAACTGGAATGTTGGCAGTGAATACTGATATTCTATTTGATGCGACCGCATATCCACACAGCAGAAAATCACTGTTGTATTTTGGAAAGAGTAAGCGTGGAATGGATTTACGCAACTCTACTGTCCGTGGTGGTATTTATTGGGCGACGGCTTCTGGAATGCCCAACGGCGGATCTACAAAACTAGGAGCGAGTTACAACTCACACCAAGGAACGAGTTACGCCGCACTGTCTGGTGCTGGTGGAGACTTGCATACCACTATTCTTCATTTTTCAGAATGTAACGAGAATGGTCTACATTTAGAAGGCACCGACTTTGAATTCAAAGGAAGACTTAGTTCTTACCTTAACCAAGTTAACGGAATTGAAGCTCGGAGGTCACAACTCCGTTTAGCCCAATTTACTGTAAACCATAATTCTGAATTTGGCATTCGGCTTGAGGGTACGCAGCTCATATATGGCATAAATTCTGATCTTCTTCTTTCTAAGCCAGATGCGTATGCTATTCATTTATACTGCAACACTTCGTTTGCTAATGGCGCAAATGACACCTCGAAACGAGTTCGAGCACGCGCTCAATTCCATGTAGATTCAAACAATCAAAATCTACTTGTTGATAAAGCTTCCTCAGTGTCCCCATTCCGCGTTAACGCTATACCAGTTAAATTTGGTCGGTGGGGTGGATCAGATTGGTTGTATGATACTTTGGGCACGGCGAGTAGTGCCTTGCCAGCCAACCATTATGGGGCTACTCCGTTCCGGGCTGGCAATAAGCCAGGTATTGTTGTTTCCAACAATTCTTCCGCTGAAATAGTTCACTTGCAGTATGCTGTTAATAGCACCGACACTTGTAAAGGGAAGGTAGCAATTGCGTCAAATGGATCCACATTATTCCTTCGTGGTTCATCTGCTGCTGCAACAACTTTTAATTACTACCCTGTCAATACTGTCCTCACCCAATTTAGAAGTTGGCTAACAGCTGGTGTAGTCGCAATTTCTAATTCTAAAGTCGAGATTACTGGACCAACAAAAACAGCGCGTTTTGGTGTGCCTTTCTTGGCGGAAGATAATTCACAGTTTGTTTGCAAACCGCCAACTCTTGTTGGCACAGACAATATCTTAGATATTTCTGGTTACACTTTACTCACCGTGTCTTCTAACCATACTTCGTTAGAGGTACATGCTACACGATCATGTTTGGTCGCAAATAAAAAATCTGGAATCGTTTTCTATGCTGTCGGTGGAAAAACTAGATCCACTTCCAATGGATCCAATGTACTTAACTCTGTTGATGTATTTTCTACGGAGTACGCTGATACCCTATTAGTTGGGGATCACTTTAATCAATTTTTACACGCTACCTCTGGTGGTTATGTAAAAATGTATCCCAACGCATTCACCAGCGCTGTCGCTACACTTCCTGCTGTACAGGTAGACATAGTAAATGCGTTTGACCCCACAAAGAGATTTATTCTTCCTGCGACTGAGCACGCCGCGCATACAACTGGTGGTATGTGTGTTCGCGCCGTGATGGATAGTTTTGTGGATGTAAACTTAGTGAACTTCCATATGTTCACTGCCCCAAGTTCATTATCAGGAGCTTACTATAATTACGCTGGGTCTGGGTGTGAATATTGTCCCGATGCTGCTGGCGATTCAGGAGGTGGTAATACTACCCCGCCTGGGGGTACAGGGTTTACTGAAGTTCCAGCCCCGCCTGGGGGTGGTTTACCTCCAGGAATGTTTGAAGTCGGCGGTGGAGGAACAGGCGGAGGTCCAGGCGAATTAGAAGATTGGACTGCTGGTCGCATCAAAGATAACCCAGGATCGACCAATACTTTTGGTACTAACTCTACCGCAGCCGGGGAAGGACATTCCACCTATATCACTGCGGGTAAAGGTAACAACAGTGCGTTCATGAATCTGGAACACCCCACTGATCCGACAGTTATAGGGGATGAGATGAGTACGGGTGCCCGCCGAGAATTGTATGGAACGGACGCAGACGGTAATGACATATGGTCCCAGATTGACTGGGAAACAGTCCAGCCAAGTTGCATGGGCAGCCAAATCCACATTTGGAATATCGCTGATTCTTCTAGGATCCACGCAGCAAACTGCCTACTAAATGGTGTGGACCCAGAAACTCACTGTCTTAACACTGCAAACTACCACGGTCCAACGGGGAAATGGTTCAACGGCGTAGCCTTGGATTACTACGGGTTGGGTGGTCGCAGGACTAGTTATGGCGCTTTAGGAAACGCCCACCATAACAACGGAATCTTTAGGTTGATGTTGTCCACTCGCGGGGACTTAAAAACATTCTACTCTGTGAGTTCTTTAAGTTCTAATACTAATGTTTGGAAAGACACTGAAGCATCTGGTGGATGCGCTTTGGATCAAATAAACGGTGCAGGTTATATGCACTGGACACAATGCGTTCGTCCTCTCGATGGATCTGACGAGAGGCGCTTGTTCGGGCAGGATAACGACTACCCTGAAGGTGACTATCAGACCTCCTCTGCTGGCAGAGTGTTCGGGTGGGGATATCCAGCGCAAGCAATTTATAGCGGTGTAGGGACAATACAGAGCCGCATGAGTGGCTTCAGTGCTTACAACGCGCTTTCAAGTACGACTCCAGATACCGCGTTCTTCTACGCTTCCATGGCACCAGTAATGCCAATGCCTCCTTTACACATGGAATGGCAGGGGTACTTGCGGAACTTCTTTGACCAGACCGCATCTAATGTATGGCAAAACACCAAGCATCTATCCGAGGATAAAGTTAACGGTGTGTCTATCTATAGATCCCACAGGGGTACATTCAACGGCGGCGAAGGCAGGGATGGTGACACGAAGTGGTCTTCTTTCGGGGTTGGAGTTAGATCTCTCAACCTATTTGACCTAGATAGAGTATTGTAATGGCTGACAGAATTTCCGAAGACATTCGTTTTTACCTTGCCGGGGATCCATACTACTTTGAAGTTGACAACCTACCTTTAAAAGATTTGGTTGACAATGATAGAATTCTTCAGGCGCAAATTGACGAGTTGAGATCTGGCGGGACTAAAGTAACTCGATCAGGTATTTTAGAATTACAACCCTATATTGACCCCGCCTCCCCAGGCAGAGTATTTGTTCGTTCCGGCTCTTTTATTGGTCGCATTCAGAGAAGCGCAGATTCTGATTTAGGTGGGAGTCCTGTAAAGGGAATTAATGGTGGGACAAACGAAAAGAAATTTCCGCCCACCAAAGGAGCCGTGGGGAGCGTTGATTATTCTGTTGATATTGAATCCGAGCAACTCGGCACGCTTGGGTATAAAGCAGAAACTGTTGGTCGGACTGCTGTAGTTACTTTTAATGGTGGCGGAATTGACATAGACCCTTTTGGTCCAGATGAGTTTGCAAACAAAGGGGGCGCATCAACAACACCCCCATTAGCGCGTATTGACTTGATAGGATTAACTACAGTTAACGGCGCTTTGGACGATCCGTACCTAAAGGGTCAAGCTTTGACTGATCTTATAACTGGCAACGGTTATGCAAAATTAGCAGTTGTACGAGGAGCGGGAATCGTACAAGGAACCACTTCCAAGATTCGCCAAGTAGTTAGAGGGGAGAAGTATGTTACTGTAGGAATCCCCCAAGAGGATTTAAATGCCCTAGGTTACAATTTAGATGGATCCCCATCAAGATCTCCACAGTTCGGAACTGTCCCTTTGCCAGACGATCTGGTAAATATTTGTTTTTCCAAACAAAGCATTACTGAAGCACTAAATGATTTTGCGGAAAGAAATCGCAATGCATCATTCTTTTTACCACTAGCATATGTATTTGTTCCCAACACATTCCAAGGGAACAGCCCAATCCCCTCTTCGTTCTTACGGGATATCCGCCCAATATTCAGAACTGCTGAGTTAACCTTGGATGAGCGACAAGCGATTGCTGCCTCTTTAAACCCAAGCATTACCAATCCGGTTATTACCAAAACGCATCTTACCGAGGAATTAGGC